TGACAGGCTTTAACAATCTTTTGACAGGGTACGAGGAAGTTACCGTAAATGTAAATAATTTGCAGTTTCAAAAAGCGTTACGAACGGTTATAACTGGCAGTAACACAATCGATATTTATACCGCTGACAACACAGGCACAGCCGAAGATAACGTAATCCTTCAAAACACTTATATAAGAGTAACGCAGTACATACCATGAGAACCTATTTAACAACTCTTTTTAGCGGTTTAGCCGCACTTTTAACACCGATTAAGCCTTTGATATTAATGGCGTTCTTTGCGATTGTTTTAGATACCTATTTCGGAATTTGGAAAACGGTACGAAAAGACGGATGGAAAGCGGTACGAAGTAGAAGACTAAGCGATACTATTACTAAAAGCCTTCTTTACGTCGGTGCAATTATCGTTATTTTCCTCGCTGAAAAATTTATACTTGCGGACGTGTTTGAGAATTACACGAAGGTTGAATTCATGCTTACTAAACTCTTTACTTTATTTTGCTTAATGACCGAGGTTAAAAGCATGAGTGAAAGTTACAAAGAGGTTACGGGAAAAAACCTTTGGAGGGCGTTTTTTATGTTTGTACAACGAACACGCGAAAACCGTAAGTAATGGCGTTAAAAAGTACATGGCGAAAAGTAGAAGAACTCGAAGCGGGTAAACAAGACAACCTTGTTTCGGGTACTAACATCAAAACCATAAACGGCGATTCAATCCTTGGAAGCGGTAATTTAGTTGTAAGCGGTGGCGGTGGTATTTCCGACGGCGACAAAGGCGACATAACGGTAAGCGGTTCGGGTTCGGTTTGGACTATCGATAATTTAGCCGTTAATAACGCCAAAATAAACGACGTTGACGCAACTAAAGTAACCGAGGACGCTACGCATCGATTCGCAACGGATACCGAAAAAGCAACTTGGAACGCAAAACAGGACGCTTTAATTTCAGGTACAAATATAAAGAGTATCGAGGGGCAAAGTTTGTTAGGTAGCGGTAATATAGATTTGAGTAAGTCGGACGTAGGACTATCGAACGTAGACAACACAAGCGATTTAGACAAGCCCATTTCAATATTAACGCAAACGGCTTTAAATACCAAACAAGACACTTTAATAAGCGCGACTAACATAAAGACGGTAAACGGAAGTTCTTTACTTGGTTCGGGAAACCTTACTATAAATAACAGCCCTTCGTTAGGATTAGTTACAGGAACTAACGTAACAGGTGTTACCGCCATGACTAAAAGCGCAACTATTACCCTTCCCGCGAACACAATAAGTACGGTTAGTATTTTAGAAATCGAAGCGAGAGCAATAAGGGTAGCCACATTAACGGGTAGTATCGCTTTTCAAATGTATATTAATACATCGGATTCATTGACAGGTGCAACGTTGTTAGGGGTGTTTAATTCAATGACAACAAGTAACTGGTTCACACAAGCTCGAAGGTCGTTGTTCATTAATCCGACAATAAATACTTTGATTTGCGTTAATACAGGTACTACGGTAGCTACGGACTTTACGTCAACGGGTGCAAATGGAAGCGTTACCTTTGATGAAACACAAACCTATTATTTAATATTCGCTGTTCAACCTTCAAGTACGGCAACTACTGCCACGGTTCAATACGCTTTTGCAAAAAGATATGTATAACATTACAAAAATAGAAGGTGGTTTTCTATATAATGAAAGGGAATACACCTTTATAGAAATAGACGGACTTCAATATACAATAGTCAGCGATACACAGGCTCACATTTACACCGATTACGGGATAATTCTATTCGATTTAACGTGTAGTATTAATGAACAAATATTTACGGATATAAACCAATTTATTAACGACTTATATGGTTAGAAAATACACAGACGAGGAACTATTGACGCGAGTAAAAGAACTCAAATCATTTAAGAAAATACCAAAAGGACGTTGGATTTTAGGCGTAAGGTCAAAAGCCGACATTCCGAACAAATTTGATGATAAATTTTACGTTTACGACGGCGAGGAATTCGTAGTTATGTTAGAGGGAACAACAAACCCGGGCGTTAGTATTTTAAAGAATCATTCGTCTTTTAACAAGTTAGGAGCGGCAATCCTTAAATCTGACGAGTGGTATTACGACGTTTGGCACTACGGAATGCACCGTAACCGAATTCCTGGTCTTTTACAGCGCGGCGCAAAAATGAAAGTTTACCGCGACGGCGACAAGGACAATAAAAGCGAAGAACAAGGTGTACTACAGGAAGGGTATTTTGGAATTAACTTCCATTTGAACTCTCACGACATTAACGTACGAAACCGCAAAGTAGATATTAACGGTTGGTCTGCGGGGTGTCAAGTGCCAAACGAACCGCTTAAATACAAACCTTTGTTGGAGTGGTTTAGAGATAACCAAAAAGTAACTACATACTGCCTTATAAATGAATTTTAAATTTCTCAAAATGGCTAAGAAAAAGAAGAAAGACGTAAGCGTCGACATTGACACTAAAAACGTAGACGTTAAAATCGAACGTAAAGACGGAGAATTAGAAGCATCCATCGACACGCCAATTTTAGACGTAGAAATCGAAAAGAAAAACGACAAGTTAAAAGTCAAAGTAAAAGCCGACGAAAACATCGTTAAAACATTTCGCAATTTACGTACTAAAAGAAGCTCTTACAAATGATAACGAAGATAAGCCGCAACGTTCACGAAATTAAAATAGACGGTAATCAGTTCCGTTTAGCGGTGCTTTCAGATATTCACTGGGATAATCCTAAATGTGACCGCGATAAGCTCAAAAAAGACTTGGATTACTGCCTAAAACACGAAATACCCGTCTTTATAAACGGTGACTTTTTCTGCTTGATGCAAGGACGCGGAGACCACAGGAGAAACAAAAGCGACATACGACCCGAACACAACAACGCAAGATATTTAGATTCTATTGTCGAAACCGCAGTAGAATGGTGGACACCCTACGCGCACTTACTTACGGTAATCGGATACGGAAACCACGAAACAGGGATAATCAAATATCAAGAAACGGACCTTTTAGCGCGCTTTGTAGACCTTCTTAACTACAAGTGCGGCACTAACATTCAAACTGGCGGTTACGGTGGTTGGTTGGTGCTTAAATTCATCTTAGGAAGAGAAGTAAAAAAGTCGGCTAAAATTAAAATCAAGTATTTCCATGGTTCAGGCGGTGGTGGTATCGTAACTAAAGGAGCGATTAACTTAACCCGTGCTTTGGAAATGTACGAAGATATGGACGTTTTTTGCATGGGGCATATCCACGAAAACTGGGCGCGAAATGATATGCGCGAAAAATTAGTACATTCGACTGTTAACGGCTACCATGTCGAACATAAACACATTCACCACATGATAACAGGAACGTATAAAGATGAATATAAAGACGGGTTCGGCGGTTGGCATATCGAAAGGGGTGCGCCTGTAAAGATATTAGGCGGGCGAATTTTAAACGTTTCTATTAAAAGAACCAAGAATAGCGAGATTAAAAACGTCGATTCTGTTAGCTTTCCGCGTTAATTTGTTAAAAAGTTAAAAAAAGTTGTTCAGAAATTTGGATAACTCATTTCTTATTCTTTATATTTGTGTATAACAAAAAACAAAAGATATGAAAACAAATGAAATTAAATTGATTGTTCCGTTGCAAAGCCAAATGTCTTTTATCATTATTATGGAGGATGGGACTAAATACCAAACGTTAGAAATGAGTATTCCTGAATTTAATAATTCGGATAACAACACTTTTAGCGATTGGAAAAATTACCTTAAAACAGATAACTACTTTAAAATTAATTGAAATGTCAGAACACACTAAGTTATTAGGAAAGGCACTATTGACAGGAATAGTAATGAGTATTTTAATCGGATTAATCGAAACAATTTTTTAAATTATGGAGTGTAGAGAATGTAAAGGCAAAGGTACGGTTGTAGTGCCGTCCGAATGTGGAAAAGCCGCGTCGATGTGCTGCGGTGGATGTGTGGAGAATGAAATTTGCTTTGTCTGCGATGGCGATGGAGAACTTAAAGAAGCGTTAATGGACGAAGAACTACTAAGAGCGGTGAACGTTTATGACAGGCTATTTAAGCATTGCGTTTTTCATCCCGAATTCATGGCGAGTATTTACAATCACGTTAACGATGTAGAACTAAACAAAGCGTTATTATGAAAACTTATCACATCACATTTTACATATCCCGCGAGGTTGAAAGTGACACGGGGGTATTATTAAGCGGAATCAGCGTAGAAGCTGACAACGTTTTAGAAGCGGTAGCGCAGTACGTCCTACGAATGGACGAAGAAAATTTACCAGTAGTAGAAGAAATCAAATATATTTTAGAAGTATGAAAACGATAGTAATAACAGGATTAATTTTAAGCGCATTTTCAGGCGTTTTAACGACGGGAAAGGCAACTTACTACGGTCAACATTGGACAGGACGATTAACGGCGTCAGGCGAAAGATTCCACGCGGATAGTTTAACGTGTGCTCATAAGACTTTGCCGTTCGGAACGTTGTTAGAAGTAACCGATTTAAACACAAAACAAAAATTAACGGTAAAAGTTAACGACCGTTTGCCGAAATCAAGCGGAGTTTTAATAGATTTGACTTACGGAACTGCAAAAAAGTTCGGTATGCTTAAAAAAGGCGTTATCAAAGTATCAATTGAAAAAGTAGGAACACGTAAAATTTACAAGAAATGAGAAAGACACTATTAGAAACCTTGGAAGACGAGGTAGTTTACAAGATTAAACAAGCCGAAATGGGCGAGAATTACGAAGGACGTAACCATTATTTGATGGGTTTGAACAGCGTTCTAAGGTCGATTAAAAACTTAAGAGAGTTGGAAGATGAAAGTAACGATTGAATACAACCTACCAGACGAGCAAATCGAGTACGATATGCACCAAAACACGAACAAGTATTTTAATATAATTTGGGAGTTCAAACAAAACCTTAGAAGCCGCTTAAAGTACAACGAAGAACACCTAACAGAAAACCAGTATTTGTTATTGGCTGAAATAGCAGACACGTTTAACGAAATGATTAACGACCATGGATGCGCGGCTGATTTCTGAGGTGTGTAATTTGATTGCAACGCTCATAATAGGAGTAGTAATAGGAATGATAATAGGATATGAAACATGGAACAACGAGAATTAATAGAGCACGTTAGAGAATTGATTGACAAGTACGACTTAAAAAACCCTTGTAGGCTTCAAAAGTACACCTACCCGCGTTATTATCTTTTTGCGGTACTTAAACAAGACGCTCGAATGCCTTGGGTTGAAATCGCTCGGATGTTTGAAAAGAACCATTCAACGGTAATTCATGGTTTAGATGTGCACGATATGCTTACTAAAACAAAGGACTTAGGATACAGGTACTTTACAGCGTCGATACGCGACGAAATCAAATTACAAGAAAAAGACGAAGAACGCGACATAGCAAAAGACGTACTTTCGTGTCGAACTTACAACCAAATAAAACAACTTCAACAGAAAATTAAAGACGGATATTATGATTAAGAAATTAGTAGAAAAAGAGCAACCCTTCTTAGTAGTAGAAGAAAACATTTACGACGAAATAACAGCGTTTTGCGTAGTGTATGAAGGTAGGGCTTGGAATGGAAACTTTACCATCCTACAAAAGCCAATAAAGAAGAAAGAACACTTCCAAGAATTTAGGCAATTTAAGCACCTATTCAAAGTAACTAATTACGAAGGTGACGGAAAGATTTACGACTTTAACGACTTCAAAAATAATGTTGATAAAAGGTTAAAAAAGAACTTCCTAAAAACGCTTTGATTTATGAAATAGGTTTAAATTGCAAAACGGTTCGGCTCGACACCATAGAACCTTAAAAAATTATTGACCCTGTTAATGAAGTAGTATGTCGAGCCACTACGGATTTAGCGGGGTTTTATTTTTTATACTATGAAAAGGTCATTTATTTTACATTTAGATTCGTTGGAAATACTACATGATTTATCTTCGGATGAAGCTGGCGAATTATTAAAGGCAATGTATTACTATCACTTGGGTGATGAATACAATTTACCAAGTCATTTAAGATTATTATTTATTCAGTTTAAAAATCAATTTAAACGAGACGAAAACAAATACGATGAGACTTGTGAAAGGAATCGAGAAAACGGTAAAAAAGGAGGAAGACCAAAGAAACCGAAACAAAGCGAAGAAACCCAAGAAACCCACTCGGTTATTTTAAAACCCAAAAAAGCCTATAATGATAATGATAGTGATAATAAGAATGATAATGTAAATAAGAATATACCTGAAATCGAAGATTTTGTGGCTTATGCTTTAGAGCAATCTCCAAACGTAGACGAAGACGAAGTAAGATTGAAATACAAAAGTTGGTTAGTTAATGGTTGGTGTACGAACAAGGATAATAAACCGCGACCGATTAAGAACTGGAAGTCTACTTTACTAAACACCCTTCCTTACATTAAGCAAAAAAATGTGGTTAAGGATTACGACCAAATATATTATGAAAACGTAATGAAACAAATAAACGCTAACAAATGATTTTAAACAACGGACACGCTACCGAATACCTTACCGCACTAAAAGATGGAAAAATAACGAAGGGTTTAGGGTTAGGAATTGCATCGGATGAGTACTTTCTATTCAAGCGTAAGCAACTAAACATCGTTTTAGGACACGACAACGTAGGAAAGAGTTATTTCATGGAATGGTATTTCCTCGCACTTGCACTTAAACACGAATTGAAGTTTTGTCTTTACATGGGTGAAAATTCAACTGGTCAAGTTATGCGCGATTTAATTCAAATGAACTATGGAAGACCATTTCAAGACCTTACACACCATGAAATAAGAGGTGCGGAAATCAAGTTAGAGGGATTGTTTACATTTGTGGATAATTCTAAACTTTACACGCCTGAGCACTTGTTAGAAATATTTGAAAAGTCGAATGCGGATGCTTGCTTTATTGACCCGTTCACAGGACTTGACAGGGGTTTTAACCATTCGGATAACTACGAGTTTCTAAACAAGGCGCGATTGTTCTGTAACAAGACAAATAAAACGCTTTACATTTGTACACACCCAACAAGCGAAAGCGGACGAAGCGGAAACGTTTATCCAAACGAACACCCTTGGAAAGGACACTTGCGACCGCCAATGAAAGCACACATCGAAGGCGGTAAACCTTTCTTAAATCGTTGCGACGATATGCTTGTAGTGCATCGCTTGGTTAAACATGAAACCATGAAATTTAGCACCTTGGTTGACGTGGAGAAAATTAAAGACCGCGATACAGGCGGACAGCAAACGCTTTACGGTGAACCTTTGATATTCGATTATAATTACGGATTTGGTTTTACTATTGGCGGAGTGGATGCAATCGCCCCGCATCGAAGAACGAAGAAAAACACGAACGAATTACCTTTTTAAATTATGGATGAACTAACATTTTTATCAGTAAAACTAAACGTGCAAGTCGTAATAGACAGCATGAAAATAAGCATAGAGGAACTACGCAAAAGCCCACGACAAGAACAAGCAAAGCCATACATCGACGGAATGACCAAGCACATAAGAAACTTAAACGAGGCTTACGGTTGTTTTATCGCGATGGCGCAAGAACTGCGGATGCTTAATAAAATGAATTTTAACTACCATTTGGAAAGCATGCAGCATAAACACGAAATCGAGAAGTTAAAAGCAGAAATCGAGGAACTAAAGAAATTTATTTAAGGTTATAGACTGAAAAACCAATGTAAAATTTAAGGTTATAAACTTATGAAATGCAAAAACTGCAAAGAAGAATTTAAACCAGTGCGATTCAACCAAAAATTTTGTTTCGACCCGCTATGCTTACAAGTTTGGATAGCACAAGAGAAAGCGAAGCAATGGAAAAAGACGAAAGCGAAAATGAAAAGCGAACTTTTAAGCGTTCAAGATTTGGTTAAAATAGCGCAAGGAATATTCAATAAATGGGTTAATTTAAGGGATAAGGGTTTGCCATGTATTTCGTGCCAAAAACCTATTAACGGAAGGGTAAACGCATCCCATTATTTTAACGCCAATAATCATTGGAACGTCCGTTTTGACCCTGATAACGTGCATTCGTCATG